TATTGGAAGCTATGGTAGATCAAATAAACAATGATATAGAAATTTTAAAATTAAAACACAATGAAGAAGGCAACAATTAACAATGTAGCAGTTTATTTTGAAGTATTTATTGCAAATGCTGATCCATTTATTTTATTGTCAAATGATGAAAATGCAAGTGAAGGAATAAGCAAGATTTATTTTTTGCGTAAATATTCAATCAAGTTTGCAATGGAAGATTTTTTAAAATATGTTGATAAAGTAAAGGAATATAAAGCAGCAAATGAAGTGCGTTAATTGTAAAAAGTTATTCACAATTACAAAACACAAGGGCAAAGTAGGAAAAATGCTTTGCCCATATTGTTTAACCGATAATAAAATTAAAAATGCAAAAAAACAAAGATTTACCAGCGTATCCAGTACATCCAATGCAAGATAAATTTGGGCAAGTTATTTTAATGGCTGGATTTACAAAGATAGAACTAGCAGCACTAAATATTTTGACTGCACAACTTAGAAAAAATAATGTTGAAGATCTTAGTGATGAAGATATAAGCTATTTAATTAAAGAATCTTACAACATTGCAGATCAATTTTGTGATTATGCAGAAAATACTAGCAAGGCAGAAATAATAAAATAGTGTAAACAATGACAAATGAATTACACGAAAAACTAAATAGCAGAAAATTTGTAAACGGATTTAAGCCACAAGAAGAAAAGATATTATTTACCATAGAAGGTAAAAATATAGGCACTAGCCAAAGTTTTGTAACTTTTCAAGGTTTACCCAAAGCTGGAAAAAGTACATTCATTACAAGCATTATTGCTAGTGCATTTACTACTTGGGATATATTCAATTGCAAGTTAAATTTTCCAAAGGATCGCAAAAGATTATGTTATATTGATACTGAAAGTTCCGATTATGATTATTATAGAGTGCTGGAACGGATCAGGCTGCAAATAATAACTGATTTACTTCCGTATAATTTTGATTCATTTCTTTTTAGGGAAGATAATGCCAATGATATAAAACTAATGATTGAGCAATACTTGGAAGAAAACAGGGATTGTTCAATTATTGTTATTGATGGTGTACTGGATTTAATTGCAAACTTTAATGATGTTGAGCAGTCATTTTATTTAGTGCAATGGCTGAAAAAAATTACCAAAAAATATGATTTATTGGTGTTATTAGTTTTGCATTTAGGCAAAAAAGATCAAAATAGTATTGGTCATATTGGATCCTATTTGGATCGCAAAAGCCAGTCAGTTTTGCGTATAGAAAAAAATAAGCAAAATAATACACTAGATTTAACTGCACAATTTTTAAGATCTACGGAAGATTTTAACCCTATTTCAATCCAGTATCAGGGTGGAAGCTGGAACCAAGTAAATAATGATATGCCAGTAAACAATCAATTAATTTATGGAATTGATCGTAAAAGGTTATTACATCAAGTTTTATTAGAACCCAAAAGTTATAACCAATTAGTTAATGATCTTGCAGAAGTAACTGGTAAAGGTGTATCAACAATTAAAAAGTTAGTTAAGCAATTAATTATTGAACAGGCAATTGTTAAAAACAATGAATTATACAAAATAAAATAGGGATGCACTTGCACCCCTATTGACAAATGATAATTCAAACGAAAAACCACTTTTCTTTCAGGATCAAATTTAGATAAATTTTAAAAATTTACCAAGATGAACCCAAAATATAATGCCATTATTTTTTTTAAACCTGAAATGGCAATTACCCCAAGAAAATACCGCAATATTTCCCAGCTTGAAAAATTCCTCATTTACGCAAAAAAAAGTGGTGGGTGGTACATCAACCTATATAACGCAAAAGATCGCAAATTTGAAGCTAGAAAGTACCTTACAAACGATTTTTAGTTAGGGGATCAACCTATACTTTTTAAAAGCTGCATTTTGCAGCTTTTTTTATTATCAAAGGTGAAAGAAAAGTAATTTGATAAGATCAGGTCAAATCAGGTCAATTTTTTTAGGTCAATTTTGGGTTAGTTACTCTATCAGGTCAATAAAAAATAACCCTACGGGTTATTTTATTATTGACCTGTATATACAGGGTAACTACACTAAGGCAAATATTTTTTAAACTTTGAATAATATTTAATAATTTCGGTTTAAACTTAGAAATTTTGAAAAACGCAAAATATTTAATTTTTGGTGCTGGTGCATTGGCAGTTTGGTATTTTTTGGGTAGGATGCAACTAGGTAAAAGAGTAAAATTGCTATTTAGAAGAATCCGATTAATTGGTAAGGGTTTAAGCAAACAAATTGAACTAAATTTTGAAGTACAGAACCCAACTAACCAAACAGGCACCATATCAGCATTAACTGGTGAAGTTTTAGTTAACAATCAAATTGTAGCAGATTTTTCCAGCTTTGGAGAGCAAAAAATTGCTCCTAAAAGTAGTTCACCATTAAAAATTATTGCTGCTCCTTCCATTGGTATTTTACAATTGTTAACAACTAGGGGATTATTTAAGGCTGGTGTAAATTATACAATTAAGGGTACTGCAAATTTTGATGGAATTATTGCACCATTTGAATATACTGCTAAACTAATTTGATGAACAAAGCGTATATACTTGGCAAATTGGCTCCTTATGGGCAAAAAAAGATCCTGTTAAAAAGGGATCAGGGTGTACCTGATATTATTACTGCAATGTTATCGGCACATAAAATTTACCAAAATGAATATGATAAAATTAGTCAAGATTTCTATACTGGTGATGCAATACAAACTGCAAAAAATGTATTTAACTTTCTCAAAAAGAATGTCAGGTACAAAATAGAATCGGAAAATAATCAGCGTATAATGTCGCCAAGTGCAATTGTATCATTAGCAAAAAATGATTGCAAAAATTATGCGTTATTTATTATGGGTGTACTGGATAGCCTAAAACGTAAAGGGTTAATAAAAAATGATATATTTTTTAGGTTTGCCAGTTACAAATTACTGGATGAAATACCGCATCACGTTTTTGCAGTAATTGTTGATAAAGATGGTACTGAATATTATATTGATCCTGTACTAAGTAGTTTTAACGAAAGAAAAACGTATTTTCATAAAATAGATAAACGACCAAATATGCCAATGTACTCTATATCAGGTGTATCAAATAATAAACAAGTAGGTTTATTTAAAAAGAAAAAACCAGCAGCTACATCAACTGCAACTGCACCTGTACCAGCACAACCAAAAGAAAAAAAGAAAATAGTATTAAAGATTGCATTGGCACCAGCTAGGGGATCATTTTTGCTATTGGTAGGACTTAATTTTATGGGTTTAGCCAGTAAATTAAATGCTGCTTTTGAAAGAGATGCCAACAAAACGCAAAATTGGTGGAAAAACTTAGGTGGAAACCCAAATGAATTATTGCGTAAAGTAAAACAGGGAGCAGTAAAGAAAAGAATTTTGGGAGATGATTTTGATTTCGCAAGTGAAGGTCAAATTGGTGTAGTAGCTGCGGCACCAGCAGTAGCAACTGCAACTGCGGCTCCTATACTTGTAAAAATTGCACAATTTCTTGCAGATCTTGGAATTGATACAAAAGAAGTTGCAGAAGTAGGTAAAAGAGTTTTGGCAAAGCAAGTGAAAAATGTTGTGGAAAAAAATTTAGAAAATGAAGCAGCAATTGATCAAGCAACTGCAAATGAAGTAAATGAAATTGTAAACAGGGCAGAGGGTGTTGATCAAGATGGAAAGCCAGTTATAAATTATTTGCCATTTATTATTGGTGGTGCAGTAGTGTTATATTTTGTTACTAGAAAAAAATAATTACTTTTCTTTCACCTTTAATGAAATACACAAATTATCCAATTAAGGCTAGTGAAAATGCAATGGAAGGATATTTTAGAAATAGACAAAAAAAAACTTGTAATAATAAAACTGGTGTAGAAACCGCAAAAAAACTTATTAAACGTGAAGCATTAACTGAAAAATTTTTAAAAAAAATATATTCATATTTAAGCAGAGCCAAAGTATATGTAGGCAATAAAAATGAATGTGGATATATAAGTTATCAGTTATGGGGTGGAAAAGAAATGTATAATTATTGTAAAAAAAATTTAAAATGACAAACGCACAAAAAGTAGCTAGGGCAAATTTTAAAAAAGCTATTGAGTACAGGAAAAAAACTGGTGGGATTTGGTCATAGTCGTTTATTTGGTTAAAAATCATTTGTCATAGCATAATTACATATTTTATTGTAATTGACAAAAAAAAAGGGATCTATTGAAATAGATCCCGACAACGATTAACCTTAAACTGACTATTTTAAAAATAACTCTCTTTCCAGTATTCTGCGGTTAGTTAAACCCTTAACTTCCTGATTATTAACCTTATTCCAGCGTAAAAATTGATCTGCTACTTGCTGAATAGGTGCTTTTTGGTTCAAAAGCCTTAATAATGTAGATCTTTGAAATGCTCCAAGTCCTATATTATACGCTAAACTTGTTAATGCTGCTAGTTGATTTGCGGTAACTGGTACTTTTACTAGCTTCCTGATGGCCACTTGCCTCTGTTTTATATCCTTATTTAGCCAATCTAATGCAGTTTCCTTGCTAATTGCATCACCTTCTTTAACGGATACACCAGTATAAGGATCTTTTGTAGATCCGTAACCAATAGTCCAAATACCACCAGTATCACGATATGCTTTTAGCCTTAAACCTTCAAATTGAGCAATAAGTTTAGCAGCACTCACTTTTTTAGAAATTAGGAGTAATAAAATAATGGCACCAATAACAATATACTTCTTATTGAACATCGGAATCTTTCGCAAATAGTCCTAAAAGCATTGTAGCAACACCACTTACTGCCATTGCCCAATCTTTTGTTGCAATAGCATCAAAAATTAATGATAAACCAGCAATAGATCCTACAAAGCTAGTTTTAATGTTTTTTAATATTCTTTTCATTTTTTCTTTTTTAATTGTTTTACACCTACTGCAATAGAAATTCCACAGGATATTGAACTGGCTAATAAAAACACAATATTAGAAACTTCACTAATATCTTGAATACCAATTAAGCTAAAAAATATTGTGCCTATTGTTGCAATGTAAGTTGGTTCAGTTTGAGTCATTGCTGCCTTCATCTTCTTTATCAGTTTGAAAATGCTTTGCAATAACATTCCAGCTTTCAATTACTGCCAATGTTTCATTTAAATTTTGGTAATTACCCTTTGCTACTCCAAGATCCAATGCAGCTTTAATAATTTCTAGTGCTTTTTTTTCGTTCATTTTGTCAAATTTATAGATTAAATAATGGTTAAACCAAGTTGATCAGCAATCCAAGTATATGCTGCATCATTAATATCAGGAGTTGCGTTCCAGTCAATATAATTTTGCCCTGACATAGATATTGTACCACTTTGTAATACTAATTCTGGCACTTCTGGATCACCAATTACTGAATATATACCCCACCAAAAAGCAGCTTCATCTAATAAATTATCGTTATTGCATACACATTTTAATAAAACTGCTGATTTTTGTGTTCCATTATACCATACGGAAACTGGTTGTATTGATTTCATATAATTAATTTTAAGCTAATATACCAATATCTCTTAATGCTTTTACTACTTGTCCAATAGTATAGCCATCAAATGTACTTACTTCATCTACTCTTGTGCCAGAATTTTGTACAAAAGTAGCACCAGCTATTGCAGTTGTTGGTTGTACTATTGGTGTAGCGTTCCACAAACCAATTTTTTGTGAAGTTGCAGTACCTATTTTGGTTCCTGTTGTTGTGCCAACAATAAAATTTTGTGCATCTAATAAAGTTAAATTACCACCAATTTCAGTATTACCAGTAATTTTTGCAGTACCAGTAACTTGTAATTTTTCTGATCCACCTGATAATGTTGCAGATCCTATGGCAACAATTCCATTAAAAAAATTATTTACTAATGATTGAGATTGATAAACACCCCAAGC